ACCGAACATCAAATTTACACACTTCAGCAGTTAATCCTGTTTTGGATACTATTTTAAAGGAATTCGTTATTACTTTATTATTTGCAGTAGTATCCATTGCCCGACCAAAACTTAAAGTACCTCCAGAAACAACAGCACCACTAAATGCACCATCAGTCGCACTAATACCACGGTTTGCAGTAAGTAATCCAGAGAATGTTGCTGTTGCACCAGTAAAGTTTCCTGATAAAGTAATACCATTCGCAGCACTTAAACCACCTGGAACTCTTAATTGACCGTAAATGGTGGCAGACTGTTGTAGCGTGGCACCCAGCACCGCAGTGTTAGAACCTAAACCTAGTGCGTCATAACCAATCACGATTTCATTGTATTGATTTTCTGCGGAAGCTCTGGCTTGATTACCAATGTATATACCACCAGTTGCACCAGTTAATAGTAAATTGGTACCAGTTCCTCTATAATAACCTGCCCGATAACCAACAGCAGTATTATTACTTCCTGTTGTTTTATTTTTTAGTGAGTCTTTTCCTACAGCAGTATTTGCGGCACTAGCTGTGTTGTCATACAGTGAACTCATACCAATTGCAGTATTATCACTTGCAGCATTATTATTCCTTAATGCAACACTACCAACTGCAGTGTTAGAGCTTCCATTATTGATCTTACCGGTTTCAAAACCAATACCAGTATTATCCGTTCCAACAATACCTTCGGCGAATGAATTTCGCCCAATTGCAACATTTTGTAAACCTGTATTTGCAGTTAGTGCATTTTCACCTATACCAATACTGTCGCTATCTACTTGACGCATTTCTATATTTGCCCCAACTCTAAAACTGTCTACATATGCATTGCTTGCATATATTATTGATGCACTCAGACCAGCACCAGGATTTGAAAAATATTGAAGTGCTGTAAATGTGTTTGAGTTTGTTGTGGTTACCACGTTTGGTGCGGAAATAGGACCAGAGAACGTGGCTCCGTTAGCTGAAATTCCTGCAGTAAATGTTTGTAGTGCAGTGAATGTATTTGATGTTGACGGTATTACACCAGTAACAGCTCCGGTCACACCATTGAACGATAGAACACCAGTGTTTGATACGGTTAACAGTTTATTTGCGGTGGTAATACCAACACCAGGACCTGCTGAAACCACGACAGCACCAGTAAATCCGTTAAATGTGTTTACTAGATTTCCTAGATATGAGCCTGCTCTTATAGATCCTGTAATAGTGGCTGCACCACTGATACCCAAACTGGCAGCACTCAAGCCTGAACTAACCGTCAAGTTTCCTGTTAGAGTGGAAAATGGTGTTTCACCAGGATTAACTGAATTAAAAATTAAAATTGAATTTGCACCTGGATCACCAGCAGTTGTCTGTAGTGTTAATTTGTTATTAACATTAATCTGAGTAACACCAGTTATAACAGAAGGCAAACTCACAGTAACTGCGCCAGTAGCACCAGATACTGTGATTTGATTTGTAGTTCCAAATATTCCGGTTACACCTTGTACTGCTCCGGTAAGACCACTGAAAGAGGTAACGATATTTGGAGCAGTCACGTTTCCAGTAATTGTAGCAGTTCCGGTTATTGTGGTGTTTCCTTTGATGGAAACATTACCGTTTAATGTTGCTCCTGCTGCAGTGATTCCGGAATTAAATGTTTGTAGTGCAGTGAATGTGTTTGCTGTAGTTGTTGCTACTACGTTTGGTGCTGATATATTACCACTAAAAGTGGCACCGCTTGCAGAAATGCCAGCAGTAAATTGTTGTAATGCTGTAAATATTTGTGGAGCAGCTAATTCTGCAAACCCGGTTGGTGTATTTGTATAACCGTTAACACTTAAAACACCAGTGTTTGTTATTGTGGGATTAGTTGCAGTACCACTAATACTAATACCAAGTCCTCCAACAACACCAGTCACACCAGATACCGAACCAGTAAGGCCATTGAAAAAACTAACGTAATTACTAAAAGTAATAACTCCGGTTGAACCATTAAACGATACCACATAAGGACCAGAAATACCAGTACCATTAATACCAGAAATACCGTTAACCGTACTAATGATGGTATTTGTAGTATCAAACCAAGTTTTAAAAGTGTCAGTGCTATTTAAAGGAGTTATTGGCATTGTGTGTTAACCTTTTTAAGTGAGACCGTAAATTGTTACGCCGTTTATGAATTGTATACTGCATGTAGTTCCAGTTATTCCATTTTTAAATCCAGTGAATATGGGAACAACGTATTCACCAGAAGCTGCAGTATAACCAAACTTAATGATATCCAATTTTAATCTGTCAGCACCACACGGACCATTAATAATATTCATGTTATTAGAGTCTTGCAGAGTTCTGTCTTGTGTGGTTCCTGCAGGAATATTGGTTGTACAGCTAATAGTTATTGGTTTTACTACTATACCATAAGTGCCTGTTGTTCCTGGTCCTCCAGTAAATCCAGAAATAATGTTTTTTGCAGTAGAATTATAAATCCAAACACCCAAGCCACCGTTAGCGGTTGAATGTTTAACTAAATACCAACCAACACCTGCAGTAGCAGTAATTGAAGTAGTGCCTGCTGCAGAAATTAATGATCTGGTAAAGGGCGTACAACCACCCCACGGCACAGTTCCAGCCGTCCATCCAAGACTAGAATTCATTAAATTGGCGGTTAAAGTATTTTGTACATAAAATATTTCTTGCATCTCATTTAATTCGGATGCCTGAAGAGGAAATCCTGGTTTAAATGCAACAGCATAATAGTTTTTAGAAGCATCAATCTGAGATTCTACTCTGCTTCTAAAAGGGTTTTGATTGAACGGAAATCCGCCTGTAAATGGAAATGGTATTGTCATAATTCTATTTTATTTAGTATAAATTTATGTATCACAAGTAAATAACTCGTTTGGAAATGTATAGCCAGGATTTGGAAATAACTCAAAAAAGTCAGACATTTTTATTCTGCCAAAAGTCACACCAGCAGGATATTGTGATATTTCCACGTCCCATGTGGGAAACACATAATACGGAGAAGTAAGACCTGAAATACACCCAAACGTATTGCCTATACTTTGTGTTGATCCTAAAGTATATCCCGCATAATTTTGTATTTTGGGTATTTCGTAAATGGTAATAAAGGATGCAGAATTGTACGTGTCATTAAATATGTCAGGTTTATAATTAAAAATGTCTTTATATCCGGCTGGATGAGTTATTGGTCTAACTACTCCTAAATATTTTTCTTCTGTTAAATCTGCACAATTTACAACATAAGAATATCCTTGCCAGATGTCGCCATCACTCAATACAGAAAAATTTAATCTACTTCCAGTAAGTTGAGGATAAAAAGTAGGTAAATTTACATAATATTCTCCCACAGTATTTAAATCATCACGCATCCAATCAAACTTACCACCATTTAATTTAAATGTGTATTTTTTAGGATAAGATATAGAAATACTTTCAACAGGAATGTCAAAAGCTTTATTTATTACTAATTTTATACTTTCTTCTGTTCCTTTTTTGGCGTAAAGATTGGTTTTAATATTTTTAATTAAATCTTTTAGTCCGGCTTCTGATATCAAACCACCTGTTATAGACTCTTTAGGAATTGCATTTAAATAAGCGTTTGCTAAATTTGATAATAGTTCTGTTGGTATATTATCAATATTTGTTAAATCTTCTAAATTAAAAAAACCAATATCAGTAATATCATTACAATTACAAGATAACCATTGGTAATATTGTTCTGTTAATGCAATTAAAACAGAATTATCATTGTTTGAAACTCTTAACCAACGAGGAAATAAATTTTTAATATTTTGAGGATAAGAACAAGTAATCCCAGCTTCACTAGTTTTTATAAAAAAAGAAGAAATATTTGTCGTTGCATCAGAAAATGAAGTAGCATTTAAACCAAAATCCGATGGACTGGTATTTAATTCGTAATTATTATTTTTAAAAATTAAAATCATTCAATCAACCCGATGTTATGGTAGAACTGACAGATGCTGTTAATATAAATTCATCTTTGATTACAGTAGTATCGGTATATCTTGGATATCCTGTTGCATTTATGGATGCAGTAACACCTAGTACATTTTCATTTATTACTGCATATCCTTCAACATAATTAGTATAACCCAGATAGCCTATTCCTCCTAGCGGAGATAAATTAACATTAACTGCTGCTAATTTTCCTTCTGTGGCAATTCCAGAAGAATCAAAAATTGTTGGTGTATCAGCCAAATATATTGTTTGAGCTTCATATGTAAATCCAGTTGTTTTAATGGAATTTCCATATGTAAATGTGCTTCCTGGTAGTAATTCATTTTTAAAATTTATTAATTTTTGTCCATCGGAACCACATACTCCCAAGACAAAATATAAAGAACTAAGATTAATATTTTTAATATTAGAAAAACTTTGATTTGCCACAGTTTTAATATCGGCTATTCTGATATTATTATTAAATTTTGGTGTACTGTTGTAATAATTTTCAATAACACTATTAAACCCATCAAGTGATGTCGATGAGTTTTTCACAACATCAAGATTAATATATCCGGTTATTGGTTGTGGTTGTACATATTCTGGTAAAGTTCCTACTATTGCTTTTGATTTTAAAAACGATATTGCTGTTTTAACTTCTGTAGAATTTGCTGTTAAACCAGTATTTGCAAAAGAAATAAATAGTCTTCCGTAAGCAGGAGGAGTGGCATCATCACCACCCCATACATTTACTTGTGATCTGTCTGTTATAGATGCTGGCAATAAACTAGATGATAATAATAAACCATAATAATCATCAGCAGTAACAGCTCTTTCGTTTCCTGCAAAAATTTTAGGAGCAGAAAATTTAACAGAATCCAAATTTGGAGAATCTGATCCTCCTGAAGTCGTTGTAGACGAATTTATTGTAACTAAACTGCTTCTTATAGATGAAATATTATTTGCAGCAGAACCACTTGGAATTAAATAAGACACCAAAACTACATCATTATCGTCAATTTGTTTACCATAAGAAGACGCGTAATCTGTTGAATTTTTCTTTCCGAATACTACTTGAAACCCGTCTGTAGTTCTTTCAACATAAAACACGGTGCTGTTAGAATTAGGCGTAAACGTACTGTCATACTGTGTCCATTCTACACCATTTACTTGAATTTTTACAGTTCTTGGATCTATATTTGTTCCCAGAAAAGATATTTGTTTTGTTATATCTACAGTAATTTGAAGATCTTTTGCAACAGAACTTGCTTCATACACATCAAATGATGTGTTGGTACTAATTGTTGCATTTGATATTGGATAAAATTTATAAGTGGCACCAGATAAGTCATTACCCGTAAATACAGTGGAATGAGCTACTATTGAAATTGGAGTAGAAGAACTTGCCACAATAGTTGATTTTGCACAACTCTTATTTGGAACCAAAACACCCAAAACATTGGTTAGACGAATTACATTATTTTCTATCTGAGCAGTATCTAAAAAGGTTTCATTTGCAATCATATTGCTATAATAACCATAAAACATGGTATTATAAGCAAGAACATCTAACAAAATATTCATTACACTACCATTAAAATCATAGCCAAAAAGTGGTGATCCTGCATCTTGCGCTTTGGTGTTTAGATACGCTTTCAGCGATGCTTTAATACCATCAAAATCTAAAGACGAAATGTTTATTTTTGGATTTGCCATGGTTGCTTATTCTAAAGGTATTACTATAGTTTTTATTAAATTTTTATCAAATATTGGTGTGAACGTGACATCTATTTCCCAATATCCTAAACTAGTATCTTTAATATCTATATTTTGAATTACAGCTCTTGGTTCCTGTAATTGAATTGCTGCAGTCAATGTTCGTTTTATATCACTTAATTGAAACGGCAATAAAGATTCAAATGTTAATAAAGTGGCATTACCACCAAAACCAGGATTAAATATTTTTTCATTCTGTGATGTTAATACTATATTTTTTATTGATTGTGCTATAGCATTCAAGTCGTATTTCACGCTTGCATCATTTGACAAAACATTTTTTGTCAAATTATAGTCTATATCTGTGTAGTATTTTTCTGCCATATTTCTTCTCTTTATGTATCAGTTTTATCCACAAATATATTATTTGGTTCTAAATCTGGGCTGACAGACGGATAATCGCGCATCAAATACAAATACACTGAATGTTTTCCGGGTCTTATTATTCTTTCAGCCCGATATATCATCCATATTCCTTCATATCTGCTAGTAATATTGGTTACAGTTCTATTATTAATAGGAACATTAACGTATATAAGTTTACCAGGTTTTATTATGCGTTGATTATCAGCACCACGAATAAAATCACCATTCACTAATATCTTAATTCTTTGGTAGTGTAATAAGCTGGTTTGCGCTTTTCTATAAAGTGGTGTTTTTTCTGGTGTGTTCCAAAAAGTTGCATATGTTTTAGAATATTCTAAATAAAATGGAAAATTTTTACCAGCAAGAATGGGATATATGGTCTGATTTGCTGCTCCTCGATAAAAGGTACTCAATGATTCTAAAACATTTCCGGTTGGTGGTACGTCCCATGCATTACCATTATAACTAACTCTCATCGAATAAGGAAATAAACCACCAGAACTTGGTCCATATCCGGCTTCAGTTCCGGATATACCTTTTAATTCTTGGAATGGACCAAGTTTAGAACCGCCATTAGCACCTTTAAAGGTAAATTTACCGTAATTTTCAGTACCTAAACAATTATATGTACTGTCTTTATTAGAATAATCTATTCCGCCCCAATTTTTATACTCATTTTCATTAAATCCATTTTTTGTACTAAACTCTTCTTGAATTAAAAAACATTCTTCTGCTTGATTTCTTGCTACTTCTATTTCGCTTATAGTTGGTTCTGGAAATGTTGGTCTTAATTCTATAAATGCTTGAGGACAATTACAATCTGGGTATTCATTAGGACAATCTAAATTATTAACAGGTCCAAATATGCTGATACAATCTAGATTTGTATTGACATTTGTTGTTGTGTTAAATTTTGATGGAAACGTAGTTAAAGGATCTCGATTTAACCGATCATCGTATGATAAATTTAAAGAATTTATATTATTATTAAATGGCATTAGAAATATTTATTTTATTTTTTAATCGCAAGTTGAGCAGAATCCGTCGTGTGCATTTTCCACGTCAAACAAGAACATATAATCTCTATTAACAGCTAATACCTCATCGTCCTTTACTTTCTCTGGATCAAATCCTTGTGAAGGTGCATTATTTACTCCATATAAAATTATAGTTTGTATTGTTTCTTTTGGAACAGCAGACATTTGTACTATTCTACCGGCGTAATAAAAACCATTATCTGCAGCAGTTGGGTCTTGACCATTATCTAAGAAATTTGGACATTTGTTAGAAATTACTCGAAATTTTCCAACCGGCAACATTTGTGTTTTTTGCGGATAAGAAGATTTTTTAATAACATCCGGATCGTCTGGAGTGCTTGTTAAAATTGCAGACACACCAGGATTCATTAAAAGTGTGCTACCATCATTTCCGGATGGCGTTTCTGCTTCAAAATCTAATGGTATTCTTGAGTTTAATAGTTCATTTAAATTAAATGCTCTGTTATCTTTTGAAGTTATTTCTACTTCTTCTATTTTATTTCTAGAAGGTCCGTCTCCTCCTCCTGCACTAATAACATTTTGTTTATAGGTATCTGAAGGATATCCTTGGAATCCAGCTGGTGGCATCACAAACACAAAAGGAAAATCAGTTTCTTCACTTTCAAACTCTATAATTTGATGGCCTGTATTTAACATTTCAGTTAATAAATTTTCACCTTCTGGTGTTTGTTCTTGTGGCCATAATTCAACTTCTGCCCATGTGTATTTCCAAATACCACCGGGATCTTGAGTTGGATAAGAACCATTTCCGGTAGATCCGTGAATTTTTTCTGCATCTATTAAAACGGCAAAGAAATTGCTAGGAACTTGTCGTTCACAACACATCTTCTTTTTATAAACATCCCATGTTGCTTTTTTATTTTTAAGATCGGCAAATGAAATACCTGCAACTGCAGCTTTTTCTTTAATACCATCTTTGCCATTTATTAATAATAATATCGCACCAGGTAATTCGCAGAAATTAAATTGAGATTGCCAGTATTCTTTTTCTGTTGTGTGATTGAATGATTTAATTTGCCAATGAGAAATATGATTACTGTTATATGGTGCTGAATAAAAACCAAAAAGATTGTCAACCATTGCATTAAAGGAGTAGTTATTGAATGCTAATAATTTATCACCGGTATAACCGTGAGGAGTTTCTTTTGGATCCCCCACACTCTTTGGATCTAATTTAAATTCTCCAGTTGTTTCGTCTTTAATATACTTTGGTGTGCCAAGATCATTGTTTATAAATGTTATACTCTTTTTAAATATACTTGTTTTATCACCTTTTTGTTTTTTACCTCTTATATCATACCATTTATTTAAATCTAAAGCATAATTATAATTTATTGTTTTAGTTGTAAAACTTTGATTGATATCAACAAATCCTCTATACGGATTCGCCCAATTGGGTTTTATGCGATCGTATGTAGAAAATGCAGCACCACTGTCCAGTAAATAATTAATATTAAAATCATTTAGTACTTCCATGGATAACATGGCATTTTCTGATAATTCGTCTAAATGTGGTTTAAATACTGGAAGAGTAGATGTTTCTCCTTCTTTAGTTGGCAATGTAAAGTTTTTAATTGCTTGTTTTTGTTCTTCTATAAGTCCTTCAATGCATTTAAAATTCCACTGATCTAAATCTTCCCAAAAGAAAAAATTAGCAGCATTTTCATTGCCCTTATAACAAGCGTATTCACAAACATAATTCATTAAATGGGTTATTCTAAGACTATTTGCATCTTTTTGGTATGGATAAAATGTAAATGAAGTCTTAAACCATATATCGTTAAATGTTTCATGAGCGGCTAGCGGTTTTTTACTTTTTGCCGAAGCTTGTTTCATTACAAGTTGAACAAGTCCTTTTTCTTTATTTTTTAATTCGCTTGGTATTATTATTGATTTATTATAAGGATTCAATACCATGTCTTCTCGTGCTACTGCAATAGTGCCATCATCTCCTGGACCTTTTTTTGATATTTTTCCAATAAAATCATCAATTCCTGTATCAAAATTTCTGTTTACAAATTCATCGGAAAGAAAATTTAAAATAATTTTTATAGGAGTTCCAGAAGGTCCGTGTGTTGTTTTTTGTGCAATATTACTTTCTATTTTTATTTCTGATATTCTGGTATTATAAACGTTTCCATCTAGTGTTAATTGTAACCATTCATTCGTAGTAAAATTAAATTGATCTAATATGTTAGAAGAATCAACAAAACTCAAAGCACCATATATGGAACCAGAATACAGGTCTTCATTTAAAACAATCTCTTCTAAAGAAACATAACTGTCTTTAATAGATTGTTCTCTTGGCCAAATTTGATAAGAATTATACTCGTTATCATTATTTTGTTTTGGTCGATAAAGAGTAACTATTATGTTTATATTTGGAGAATTGACTGCCATGATAATTTATAATATAATTTTGATTTGATTTTTTACTGGTAATTGTGCACTGAGTATTGTCTGTATTGATTGAACGTTTGATAAATTTAAAGTTTTCAAACGAAAATCTTCATACTTTTGCTGTTCTATTGCGTCTTTCTTTACTGTTAAAAATTCATTATTTTCTGCATTTGTATATCCGGTTAAATATGTGCCCCAATTAGTAGCAGGATTTAAAACATTTCCTCCTACAATTATTTGTTTTGTAGAATCCAAATATCTTTGAACTGACATCATTTGATGTTGAATTTCATATGTCTTATTGTAGGAACCATTAGTATAATTCCATATAGACATTCTGGTACCAGAAGGATCTATTCCAGTGGTTTGACCTAATAATTCTGGTAAAATTTGTGGATAATTATAAGCTTTAACTGTAATACGTTTAAATTCAGTGTCTACAGAATCAACTACAGCAACATATTTTTTATTGTCTCCAGTTTCGGTAACGACAATGTGTTCTGCACCAGAATCCAGTTTAGAGAATGTTCCGGGAATTGAAGTTGGTGTTACTTTTTCTAAAGATATAACAGGAGATGTATTTTGATAAGTTTTAGCTATTTTACCCCAAACTAAAAGGTTTCCTTGTGTTGTGAGTGCCGCAGAATGGTAACGCCCTGCTGATATTTTAGAAAATGTAATCCCAGCAGGAATATTCAACTGACCATCCGCAGTAGCACCACCACCATAAAGAATACCATTGTCTTTCAAAGCCAAGAAGTGATTATATCCTAAAGCTATTGCGGTTATACCAGTAATGCCTTGATTAAACCCAATAAACAAATTATTTTTATTTGGTCCCCAACCTGTTACGCCATAATTTGCTGTTCTATTAATACCGATACAATCTTGTTGACCACAATCAATATCGTAAAATGAAATACCGGATGGTGTAGTTAGACTACCAAAATAAGTAGGAGTGCCATTTGATCTTATGGCAACACCAGCAGTAAATCCTTCATTGAAAGCTACTTTAGTAAAACCAGTAGTTCCAGAGTATAATGAATTAAAAGTGGTGCACGATCCAAAACAAGTAATACCACCATCAGATTTTATAGCAAGTAATCCTGAATTTGTAGAATTGATGTAAGTACAGCCCGATAGATTTACAGCGAAATATTGGGCTGCACTGCCGTACATTGGACTATTTACTATATTTGTTGATATTGGTGTAGGATTACCACCCCAATAATAAATTTGTCCGTTGGTTGTGAGTACTGCAGTATTAAAAGAACCACAGGAAATTTGTTGTATTGCTGTTAATCCTGTTGCAACAGGAACCACTGATTGTTTATGGTGGGGTTGGGTTGTTAAGGAATCAACTAATACTTGACCTGCTCCAAATGCGCGTAAAGCTTGTTCTCCAGATCCAGTTTCAAATACAACCATTTGGCCGGGAGTTATTCGTTCAATGTCTCTATTGATATCAGTTCCATAATACTGATCGTATCGTTCATCCTGATAAGTTGGTGTAGTATTAGAAGGATTATACTTTGAAACATTACCAAATTGATATACTAATCCAGGATATTGTTTTTCTAATTTGGTGTCTTGTTCTGGATCTACACCATCCCATTCAATCAGAGGATTTCTTATATTATTTGCTAAAAATGCGGTCCAGTAATAATTAGAATTTTGATATATTCTATTTGAAAATTGATCTGGTCGTTCGTCTTCTATTCGGGTTTCTTCAAATAAAATATTATTTGTAGTTAGTTCTACATTTTTAAAGATATTTAAAGTGGTAAATGTTCCTCCACTAAATCCGTAATTAATTGTAGAAAAGTATTGTAACATAGGTTTTTAAAACTCTGCAAATCTTTCCGATCTGCTTATCAAACCAAAAGAACCATCTCCTCTTTGCATGGCAGGTTCTAATTCTAAAAAGGTTAGTTTAATATTTACAGCTAAAGGTATGAAATCTGGAGTCATTATAGGCAAATTTTGAATAGGTGAGTGATTAATGTCCACACTCTGTAATACCGAAACCAATGGATCACCATCCCAATATTTAGCTTGATTGAATGTTGCTGGTCCGGATGCGTAAAAGGACCAAAGAGGGGGATGTGCCATATTTAAAATTGATTCAGTGAATGCAGAAGGAAACATATAAGTTTGAAATGCTCTTCCAATATCATTTATTGTGTAAGCTTGACTTGAATTTTTTGCTACTAAATTTAATTCAAATCTATGAGTTCTTCTGGCACCTGGAGTAAGAACTGTTTCAAGATGGTCGTAGGATACGATTCCTAATCCCTGAGTATATGAATTATCCATTTCTTCGTCTTTTAGTTTATACTCTTCCTTATCAAACAATCCTTCAAGATCTGGGTATTTTCCAGACATATACTGTTGATTGTTTGATGTGCGATGGTCTAATGGATAAGGAACCGCAATCGTAGCATATGCTCTATTTTGTATATAACTTCTGGTTCTATTTGCGGCAAATGTACTATAAGCTGCTACCTTAAACAACATCCAAATTGGAATTTCTTTGGAAAAAGGATCTGCAGGATTGGGAAAAATATAATCTGGCATTTATAAATATATATTGAAAATTATGGCATATAAAACTAAATACGAACCCAAAAATTTAAATAAATATGTTGGTAACCCATCCAACATCATTTGTAGATCTAATTGGGAACGCAAATTTTGTAAATATCTAGACGAAAATCAAAATATAATCAGCTGGTCTAGTGAAGAATTAAAAATACCGTATATTTCAACTATAGATAAACAATTACATAATTACTATCCAGATTTCGTATTTGAAGCAAAAATCAACGAAATAGAGACAGAAACCTTCATTGTAGAAATAAAACCAAAAAAACAAACAATAAAACCAATACCTAAAAAAAACAAAAGAGCATATTTAAACGAATGTATTACTTACGAAACAAATATGTGTAAATGGAAAGCGGCCACTATATTTTGTGAAAATAGGGACTGGAAATTTAAAATCCTAACAGAAGAAAATTTATTTAAAACTAATACCAAAAAGGAATCACCAACAGATGGCCGATAATTCAATAGACAATTTTATTGACACTTTTGATAAAATGGGAGGAGTTCAACGAGTCAATCGTTATGAAGTCATAATTAATCCTCCATCCGGGTTAGGATTTAATACAAGTATTCCATTTATTGCATCTTCGGTACAAGTGCCTACCCATATTACAGAATATTATCAAGACACAATGGCACCTTCAGGAAGTTATGTTGATGTTCCAATAAAAAGACAGTTTGATCAAATGTTTAAAATTGATTTTATTGTGGATTATAGTTGGAATATACGACAATTTTTTGAAAATTGGGTAGATTTAATTTTTAATCGCCAAAGTGGTCAAAATAGAAATTCTGCAATGGTTAATTATTACGATAATATTACAGGTAATATTGTTATTAATGCTTTAGACCAAAATGGCACTACATCTAGAACTGTTACTTTATATAATGCGTGGCCAGGAACCATTATGCCAGCCATGATGTCAAATGATTTACAAAATAATTATTTAACACTACAGGTTGATATGAATTACAGAAATTACGATTTATCATAATTATACCTAAATATTTAAAATGGCTTTAAAAGATTTATTGACATCATCTTTACCTAATTATTGCATGCCTCTCTTATCTGGCAGAAACGTATGTTTCAGACCAATGATGGTTGCTGAAGAAAAGTGTCTATTATTAGCAAAACAAAACGAAGATAAAAAATCTATATTAAAAAATTTAATAAATGTATTATCTGAATGCTGTTCTGATGATAACTTAAAAAATGTTAAAAATATAACAATATCAGAATTTGAAAATTTATTTTTATTATTACGTTCCAAGTCTATTGGTGAAACTGAAACCTTTTTAGTTAAATGCCCAGAAACAAATGAACAAGTTCAAATTAAAGTAAATCTTGAATCTGATCTTAAAGTATCAGTAACAATACCAAACAATTTAATCAAACTGAACGATAATTTGGTTATAGTTATGCAAGAGCCAACAATTCATGCATTATTTAAATATCCAAATTACGATAAAAATACAGAAGAACTTTTTGGTTTTATAGGTTGTTGTATTAAAGAAGTACAAACAAACAAAGAAACAATAAACTGTCAGGATATGCCAGATCAAGAAATATTAGACTTTGTAAAAAATTTAAATAAAAAACAATTTAATCAAATAATGGTATATTTGAATGAAATTCCTAAAACGTATATCACAGCAAATTATACCACAAAAGACGGGATAGCCAGACAATTAAAAATAAACGGTCTGTTTAATTATTTTAGTTTTTTTTTAACCATATAAATTTAAAATTATTTTATAGGCAAAACTTTTTATTAAAAAATTATCATAATTACAGCTTACAAGAAATAGAAAATTTAATACCGTGGGAAAGAACCATCTACGTAGAACAGATACGAATAGACATTAAAGAAAAAAATCAAAAAAATAAAGGATTTGAAATGTTATGATGGCAGACGAACCTACACAATTCCCACAACAAAATAACAATATATTTTTTGAACAACTGGTTAATTCTGGGTTTTTTCCTCAATCTCCAGAATTAGTTTTAAACTTAAACACAGTAAATCCTGGAAATGAACAAAAATTACAAGCACCAGAAACATCAAAATCTGAACAACAATCCAGTACTGCTACTCAAGATTTGGAAAAGCAAGCAACTCAAGATATAACAAATGAACAAAAAACAAACATTAATGCAAAACCCGCAGACTTAAGTAGTAATCAAACCAATAACTCTCAACCAACACCAATACAACAAGAACAAACCAGAAGTTTATCTACAGCAGAAAATAATATTAGAGATTTGGATCAAAAAAGTAAATTAGACACAAAACAGCCATCTGCCTCTATATCGGCAGAACCACCACAAGAACAAGAAACTCCCCCAGTAGTAATGAACAGTGATAGTTCTACCACTAATGTAAAAATGATAGATCCAGATTATACTCAAATAATCATGCAACACTATAAAAGTCCTCCTAATTGGAGATCTATAATTGGATAAAAGAAAAGGCCCCTTTCGGGGCCTTTTTTATTCGTCTCCTAGAGACTTCAGATAACTTTCAACATCCACATCTTCATCCACTTCTGTCTTGGGAGTAGGCTTTCGTGAAGGCCGAGCAGGTGCTTCATTCTCAATAGTGTCGTCTTCGGTGGCTTCACCGCGAACATCGCCTCCTAGGGCATCTACGAGCTTTACCTTGAGTTCTGCGTAACTCTTGAACTCCTTGGGATTCACAAACTCCTTGAGAGCGTATTGCTTCTTCCAT